AGCTAAGTTATTTCAGAATGGACAGAGCCAAGCAGTGCGTTTACCAAAAGAGTTTCGATTTGAAGGGGATGAAGTCTTCATCAAACGTTCAGGTAATGCCGTCGTATTAATTCCTGCTAATCAATCTTGGGATGTGCTGATGGGCAGCTTGGATAAGTTTAGTGAAGATTTTATGACAGATCGCAATCAACCAGAGCAACAAATAAGAGAGGATTTGTTTGCATGAAGTTGATGTTGGACACCAATATTTGTATTGCCATGATCAAACAAAAGCCTAACGATATTGGGCAGAAGTTTAGTCACTATCAAATTGGCGATATTTGTATTTCATCCGTAACGCTTGCGGAGCTGAGCTATGGCGTTGCTAAAAGCCAGTCCTATGAAAAAATATAGTATACAAAATAGAAAATAGGTATATAATAGAGGTAAGAATTAGGTTCTCTCCCTAGTTCTGTAGTGACATGAGTTTAATTTCATTCATTATTACTTCCTTATGGCCCCGTCTTTCTAGGCGGGGTTTTTATTTCAGGACAATATCCCAAGACAAACCTTATAGTGCCTAGTTAAAATACTCTCTGAAAAAGGAGAACACTATGAAAACTTTAATTATACTGAGCATCGCACTCGCCAGTGCAATGTCCTACGCTGATAATAACCTACTAAAAGACTCAAGTTTAAAAAACTGTGTTGAGTTCAAAGAACAATGGGTCTGTGAGAAGCACGTAAAAGGTCGCAAGCTACATAAAAGCCCAGCTCATAAGATTCATAAAGAAATAGTTGTGGTAGCAAAGTAGGTATAACGTTAAATACGAATGAGTCTTACTACCGCATGAAAAAACAAAACCCGATAGAATTCGGGTATGAACTTAGATGACTTATTTCACTATATATTATTTGCCTTTATGGCTTGGATGCAGGTATACTTCTTTATAATTATAATTCTTTAGGATCGAACCCATATAAGGAAGCTATATGTCTGATGATGGATTTGAAACGTTTATTATCATGGTCGTAGTATTCTTGTTCTTTTACTTTGTAACAGTATAGGTGTGCCATTTCATGTAAGAGTGTTTTGCAGATGGTGTCGAAGTGAGAATTACGGGTACTACTAATATAGATTGTATTTTCGTCAGGAGCAAACTCCCCGAGTATATCTTTGCGTCGTGTAACCTTAAGTTGAATTTGATGAGCACGAGGCATATTTAGTTTATCAAACGGCTCCATGCGACAGAAAGTCTTATATAAGAGTTTAAGGTTTTCGTCAGTCAGTAGGGTCATTGTCTTTTGGTTTCAAATCAATATTAACTATACATCTACTTTGTCTTGTATAAGGTTGATAAGCAGCATGCCATATACTTCCATCAAAAACTAAAACTCGACCTTGTTTTGGAGTTACCCTTTGAATAATTTTATAATCTTTTGGATGAGCATCATAATTATATATTTGATGATTAGATAATAGGGTGTCTCCTGTTGCATCAGCAACATAATATAAAAAGACAGTGTGTGGAAAATCTAAATCAATATGCAGTGCATCTTCAGACTCTAATTCTTCTTTTGATAAATTTAAAAACAACTGCATAAAACTTCTAGCTTGTATTATTGAATAAGGCCCAAAGTTAATATGTTTAGAAATAACATCTGCAAGATCAATTACTAATTTACTAGCTAAACTAACAGGTTCATATTCTTCATAATACCAATGAGTAAAACAAGGTCGTGAATCTGCTGTAGGATTTTCTGCATAAGTATTGTCAGGTAAATAATGCCAAGGAAACCGGTGAGAGAATAAACTGTCTTTTATATTATTTTGAAGTTCAATAGGTATAATATCGTCATAAATTTTAAACATTACCGAGCCCTTCCGAGGGTCCAAAGATTAATTGGACCAAACTCTAACTCTTTCCATTCTATTTGCATTTGGGATACTTGGGAATAAAGTTCTCTGGAAGTTGAACAAAGTCTTGATGTAGGCATGCAGTCGACCATGATTCTTTTTGTTCCTTTATTAAACACTCATTAAAGTATTGTGTGGCATGTGCGCATGACTCAAAGTTACCGATATATTCTCGACTGTCGTCTAAGTACAAAATTAAAAGCCATTCTAACATGCTAGTACTCCTAGCAAAAATTTAGATTACTATTATACTCTTCCAAAAAGAACTATGTTACAATATTTTGTATTAGCTGCAAAAACAAATCAAAGGTGTAACAGCGACACATGACAAGTAAAGACTTACAACCCAATTCTATTGAAGAAGATTCTGACGCGTTTAATTTAATCTTCCCTAATATAGACGAAAATGTCCCATTACCTATTTCTCAAAAGCAAGCCATGCCTGACATGACTGCAGAGAAAGAACTTAATATTAGAGCAGAGACAATAAAAACTTTGTCAGACATAAAAGGGGAACCGATTGAACCAGATAGTAAACATGCTCAAGAAGCTAGACAACTAGCAACGGACATGATGAATAACCCAGAGTTAAAACCGGACTTTGCAAGTTACCCGAATGAAACAATGGCTTACCTTGCGGGCATGGTAGCTCAGTCAAATGTAAAGCTCGTTAATCAGTTAGCAGATTTTAAACTCTATGTATTAAACAACGCCGTCTTAGTTCACGAAACATCAACAAGCCCTAAAGATAAACTTGGTGCACTTCGTATGATTGGGGAGATTGATGGAGTCGACGCATTCAAAAAGAAAACCGAAGTCATGCATATTAATAAGACAGGTAAAGAATTAGAAGAGGAACTTAAGAAAGCTATTGCAGACTTAAGAGGAAAAGTCATTGAGGGTGATTTGATCGAAGAAAAAGAAGTCGAAGAGGAAGACGATGATTAGTCCTGAAGAATTAGCGTCATTAGAACGCGCTCTTCCTACAATGTCTGACGAAGAAAAAGCAAAACATCTAGACATGTTATCTCAGTATATAAAAGAGTTAATACAGGCTCAGGGAAAAGATCACTTCTTAGATTTTATTAAACACGTTTATCCTAACTATATTATTGGAGAACATCATCGGAAACTGGCTCAACTCTTTGAAGATATCGCTACAGGCAAAAAGAAACGCATTATTGTTAATATTGCTCCTCGACATGGAAAGAGCGAACTCATCTCGTACCTCGCACCCGCGTGGTTTTTGGGTAAGCACCCGGCGAAGAAGGTTATTATGGCATCTCATACAGCTGACCTTGCAGTTAATTTCGGTCGTCGAGTGCGTAACCTCGTGGGTAGCGACGCATACAAAGATGTGTTTCCACAAGTGGAACTTCAAGCAGATTCGAAGTCGGCTTCTCGTTGGGGTACTAACTTTAATGGTGAGTATTTTGCCATTGGTGTGGGTGGTGCTCTTGCTGGACGAGGTGCGGACCTCTTCATTATTGACGACCCCCACTCAGAACAAGATGCAAAACTTGGAAAGCCAGATGTGTTTCTTCCCGCATGGGAATGGTTTCAGTCGGGTCCCTTGCAGCGACTTATGCCTGGAGGAGCTATTATTGTTGTGATGACCCGATGGTCTAAGCTCGACCTCACAGGACAAATTGTGAACCAGATGGTGAAGAATGACGAGGTTGATGACTGGGAAGTAGTAGAGTTTCCTGCTATACTAGAAAACAAACAAGGTGAAGAAGTTTCCTTATGGCCTGAGTTCTGGCCGTTAGAAGAATTAAGATCTCGTCGAGCAGCATTAGATGTACGGTATTGGAATGCTCAATATATGCAGAATCCAGTATCAGAAGAAGGTGCATTAATAAAAAGAGAGTGGTGGAATATGTGGGAAAAAGAAGATCCACCGACGTGCGAGTTTACTATTATGACTCTTGACGCGGCCCAAGAAGCTAATAATCGCTCAGATTATAACGCTTTAACAGTATGGGGCGTATTTTTTAACGAAGAAACCAATAATTATAATATAATACTACTTAACGCAATAAAACGCCGACTAGAATTCCCAGAGTTAAAGCAACTTTGCATAGAAGAATATAAAAATTGGGAACCTGATGCTTTCATTGTGGAAAAAAAATCTAACGGGGCTGCACTTTACCAAGAGTTCAGACGTATGGGTATTCCCGTTGGAGAATTTACACCTGGCAAAGGGCAAGATAAAATTAGTCGAGTCAATGCTATATCAGATTTATTTAGGTCAGGGATTGTGTGGGCACCCGATAGACGATGGGCTCATGATGTTATAGAAGAATGTAACGACTTTCCTAGTGGGGCTAACGATGACTTAGTTGACGCTACAACGTTAGCGTTAATGCGGTTTAGACAAGGTGGGTTTATTAGACTGCCTAGTGATGAAGAAGATGAAATACCTGGATTTAGAAGCTCAGGACATAAGAGGTTATATGCTGTTTAATTGGTATCTAGATATCGTAAAAGTAGTAAGATTCTTATGGAAAATTGTAAGAGCTACAAATTTAGTGCTTTTAATACTAATAAATTTGGTAGAAATACAAATTAGAAAACTTTTTAGGAAATAATTATGGCAGCGAATGATATTGATAAAAGTTTATCTCAAGCACCTCAAGGCTTAACTGAAGAAGATTTAGCATCTATGCTCGGTGAACCTGATCTTGAAATTGAGATAGAAGACCCAGAAGAAGTTAGCATTAAAATGGGCGGTCTTGAAATTAAGATTGATCCTGACGAAATGGATGACGGATTCAATGACAACTTAGCTGAGGAGATGAATGATGATTTACTTCAAAACTTAGCAAGTGATTTATTAGAAGACTACGAAGGTGACTTATCTGCTCGCCGTGATTGGCTTGATACTTATGTAGATGGATTAGATCTATTAGGTCTTAAATTAGAAGACAGATCCGAACCTTGGGAAGGAGCTTGTAATGTATTCCATCCACTCTTAACAGAAACTCTAGTTAAGTTCCAAGCAGAAACAATGACCGAAACATTTCCTGCAGCAGGTCCTGTAAAAACTCAAATCATTGGTAAAGAAACTGAAGAAAAGATTGATGCGGCTCAACGCGTTCAAGAGGATATGAACTATCAGTTAACTGAGAAAATGGTTGAGTATAGACCTGAACATGAAAGAATGTTATGGGGTTTAGGCTTAGCGGGTAACGCGTTTAAAAAAGTTTATTATGACCCAAGCCTTGAAAGACAGGTGTCAATGTATATACCTGCCGAAGACCTTGTTGTACCTTATGGCGCTTCATCATTAGCAACAGCAGAGCGTGTAACTCACGTCATGCGTAAAACAGGAAACGAATTAAGAAAATTACAAGTTGGTGGATTCTATCGTGATGTTGATTTAGGTGAACCTTCTCATGACTTAGAAGAAGTTGAAAAGAAAATTGCAGAGAAGATGGGTTTCAATGCAACAACAGATAATCGATTCAAACTTCTTGAGATGCACGTTGACTTAGATTTAGAAGGATATGAAGACGAAGACGACGGAGAAAAAACTGGTATTGCATTACCGTACGTTGTAACAATCGAAAGATCAACTCAAACTATTTTAGCAATTAGACGTAACTGGAATCCTGACGATGACACAAAACAAAAACGTCAGCACTTTGTTCATTACGGATATATACCCGGTTTTGGATTCTATCATTTTGGTTTAATTCATTTAATAGGATCATTTGCAAAATCAGGAACAATGTTATTACGTCAGCTTGTTGACGCAGGTACACTTTCTAATTTACCTGGTGGCTTTAAGACACGGGGTTTACGAATTAAAGGAGATGATACTCCGATTGCTCCAGCTGAGTTCCGTGATGTTGATGTACCATCAGGCACAATCAGAGATAACATCCTACCCTTACCTTATAAAGAACCCTCACAAGTTCTCAATCAGTTAATGAATCAAATCATTGAAGAAGGTAGACGGTTTGCTTCTGCTGCAGATTTAAAAGTATCTGACATGTCAGCTAATGCTCCTGTTGGAACTACACTAGCAATATTAGAAAGAACACTTAAAGTGATGTCAGCTGTACAAGCTCGTATTCACTATGCAATGAGACAAGAGTTTAGACTGTTAAAAGGAATTATTCGTGACTACACTGACGATGAGTATACTTATGATCCAATTGATGGTACACCTAGTATTAAAAAATCTGACTACGATTTAGTCGATGTAATCCCTGTATCCGATCCAAACGCAGCAACAATGTCACAGAAAGTTGTGCAATATCAAGCAGTTATGCAAATGGCTGCAGCAACCCCACAGATATTTGACTTAGTAGAACTTAATAGACAGATGTTAGACGTATTAGGTATTAAGAATGTAGACAAACTAATTCCTAATAAAGATGATATGAAACCGGCAGATCCTGTTTCAGAAAACATGAACATCTTAAATAGCAAACCTGTTAAAGCGTTTATATACCAAGACCACCAAGCTCATATTACAACTCACATGTCATTTAGAGACGATCCTAAGATTAGACAGATGGTTGGACAAAATCCTCAAGCAGGAGCAATACTTGCAGCAATAGAAGCTCACCTAGCAGAACATTTAGCATTTGAATATAAGAGACAAATGGAAGAACAGCTTGGAGTTGACTTACCAACAGTGGATGAAGAGAATGAAATTCCTAAAGAGTATGAAGTTGAAATATCTCGTCTTGCCTCTGAAGCATCTAAAAAACTACTACGCAAAGATGTCGCTGAAGCAC